ACAATAAGCGAGGGCTTCGTCCCGGCATGCAAGCCATGCAACTCAAGACGCGGCGCAGAATACATAAACAAAAAAAGTGCGAAACGAATACATGATCGCAAAATGATTCTTTTGCCCCCCGAAATATAGCCCCCGAGCCCCATGCTTGTGTCTATCCCAACTGGCCTGAACCAGCCTGAACCAGCCGAGATTAACCACGACCAGCCAAGACTCGAGACGATCGTGCCAGACTGTGACGGATCGTGGGGGAGCCTTGTGGGGGACATGGCTTTAGAGCTGCTTCACATAGAGCTCATGCCTTGGCAAGTTCATTGTCTTGAGCGGATGCTTGGATTTACCCATGCACCTGACGGACAGGATGATCTTGTGCACCGTTCAAGCCTTGTATCTGTCGCAAGACAAAATGGTAAGACCGTCCTGATTCAATGCTTGATCCTATTTTGGCTTTTGGAGATGCCAAGGATCCGAGGCACAAAACAAACGATTCTTTCTACTGCTCACACTTTGACGCTCGGGACTTTGCTCTTTGAGGAACTGGCGCCAACCTTGGAGCGTCTAGGTGCAACGATCTACAAGTCGTATGGTCGGAACTCGGCGACGATGCCAGACGGATCTCGGTGGATGGTGCGCGCGGCAAACCCTTCAATCGGTCACGGAATGTCGGTAGACCTGATCTGCGCCGACGAAATTTTTGACATCTCCGAGATCGCTATGGCTGGCCTGATCCCAACCCAGCGCGTCCGCAGGTCTCCGCTCCTAGCAATGTTCTCTACCGCTGGCACCGAATCAAGTTTGCTGTTTATCAGACATCGAGAGAACGCGCTTCGCCTGATTGACACAAACAACCCTTCTAACTTTTACTTTGCCGAATGGAGCCCACCGCCAACAGTGGATCCGATGTTGGAATCGTCTTTCGGTTGGGGGAACCCAGCACTCGGACACACTCTCACAATGGACACTTTGCGCGCCGAATCCAAAGATCCAGACCGCTCAAACTTTTTACGAAGCTCTCTTAACATGTGGATCGCCAGCACCCAGTCATGGATTCAGACCCACTTATGGCCTGACCTAAAGTACGACGGCCCGATCCCTTCTGGCGGCGTCATCTCCGTCGAAGCATCAATGGACGAATCGCGCTACTTCGCGACAAAGTCGGTCGCACTTGGCGACGGTCGTACTTGTGTCTCGGTTGCCTTCACTGCCGAAACCGCTAAAGAATTGTGGGCTTATGTCGGAGCATTGGCGGCGGCTGATCCTGCAATCAAATTCATCTTCTCACCGACTATTGACGCACATTGTCCACCGATCTTTGAGCGTCGGCGCGTCGTAATGGGCTACAAAGAAATATTGCAATACACCCCCATAGTAAGAAACATGATTAGCGAAGGTCGTATTGTGCACACTGGCGAAGCGATGCTTGCCGAGCATGTCTGCCGCGCGGTGATGGTCAGAACGCAGGGCTCCATAGCAGTCAGCTCGCAAAAGTCAGCCGGGCCCATCGAGCTTTGTCGGACGATGATCTGGGGAGCAGCTGCCGCAGCGCGTCCAGCAAACTCTCAAAAACCTTCAATGATCTTGATCGCAAACTAGAGTCATCTTGGCACTCGTCCGCTTTCTTGCCTGTCGTCGGGATACCGCGAGTCACTGGGCGAGTGCCACCATGATCCGCTTGTTATGTGTCATCATGTGATATGGCTATCTTCTCAAAATCCCGTGATCTCGCTGTCTCTGTAGAACCTTCGGTCAAAGCGGCGGTAGGTGCATCGTCCTATTCGCCTTTGCGCTCGTTCGTATCTTGGCAACAGGGCGCGCGGCGAGCTCGCAGCATGACGCTTCCTGTGATCGTGCGCGGTCGCGATTTGATCTGCGGAACGATCTCGGGAATGAAGCTAGAGATGTATCGCGAAATGTGGAACGGCGAAGAGATGGAAGAAGTTCCACTAGCTCCGCGCGCTTGGCTTGCACGAATTGATCAAAGTGTGCCAAACCAATTTATTCTTAGTTGGACTATTGACGACCTCATCTTTGAAGGGCGAGCCTTCTGGATGATTGAATCGCGCACCGCCGACGGCTACCCAGCATCGTTTACTCGGCTACCTGCCGCAATGGTGCAAACACTCGATCAGCAAGGCGAATGCTTTTTTGGCCCATCAAAGCAAGTTGTCTTTAATGGCGTCCAGTTAGACCCGCGCGATCTTGTGCAATTCATCTCACCAATGCAATCACTAAACACGACTGCGGCGCGCGCAGTAGAGATTGCGCTTCGCATAGAAGAAAGTAGGCTTCGCGCAAGCCAGTCAGTTTTACCTTCGGGATATTTGCGGCAGACGGGCGGTGAGCCCTTGTCGTCTCAAGAATTGAGCGATCTGGCAGCGCAATTTAATTTGGCGCGAACCAGTGGCAACAACACTGCCGCGCTTAATGAGTTCCTTGAGTATGTGCCTACAACGGCAACACCGGACAAGATGCTTATGATCGAGTCTGCTGATTACAGTGCGCGTGACCTCGGCAGACAATTGGGTGTCCCTAGTTACCTTTTGTCCGTATCAATTGGCGCGTACTCTTACCAGTCATCCCAGCAGTCGCGCATTGATCTTTGGACTTACGCTTGCAAAGCTCTTGCCGACTGCATCACCGAAACACTCTCATCCGACAATGTGCTCCCACGCGGAACCTATGTCTGCTTCGACACAGACGATTTCTTAGCCGAGGCTTACATGGGCGGCGACATGCCAGAAGACCGTATGAACGAAACAGATATCCCACTAGACGCACTTATAGAAAACTAGGATTCCACCATGATCAGACTTACCACTGAAACTTTTACGATTGACGCCGCCGAAGGCGAAACACCGCGCCGCACAATCTCGGGAATTGCGGTCAGATATAACACTCCAGCAAAAGTAAGTGATGGGACGATGGTGGCCTTTGCACCCGGATCTCTTCCAGTGGACGGACGCGCACCGACTCTCCAGATGTACCACGACTCAAGCAAGGTCATCGGCACCGTTACCGAGCGTCTAGAAACCCCTGAAGGAATGCTCTTCGTGGCGAAAGTATCTAACACTCGGGACGGCGATGAGGCGCTTATTCTTGCGGCCGACGGCGCGCTTCCCGAAGTCTCGGTTGGCGTTGAGCCGATCAATTTTAAGTACGACAAAGAAGGAACCATGATTGTCACCTCGGCATCTTGGAGCGAGCTTTCGCTTGTCGCTCGAGGCGCCTTTGACGCACCTATCCAGCAAGTCGCAGCATCCACCCCAAAAGAAGAAGAAGTTACTACTATTCAAGAAGAACCTCAACAGGAGACAGAAACCATGAACGAAACAGTCGAAGCCCCAGCCGTAATTGAAGCATCAAAAGTAACTCAAACAATCTTTGCCGCTGCAAAGAAAGAGTTCAAGATGCCATCAGCCGCCGAATACATTTCGGCCTTTATGGTTGGCGGAGATCAATTCCACGCAATGCGCGAAGGCATCCAAGCAGCTGCGCCTAATGTGCTCACCACAGACATCCCCGGCGTACTTCCACTTCCAATCGTTCAACCTGTCTACAACAACTTCATCGGTCGTCGTCCAGTCATTGACGCAATCGGCGCAAAAGCAATGCCACAAGGCGGCAAAGTTTTCATCCGACCAGAAGTAACGACACACACTTCAGTCGGACAACAGACAACAGAAAACACTTCCTTGACACAAGGAACTTTCGTTGTTACCGACAACCAAGTTACAAAAAATACTTTCGGAGGATTTGTCACCGTCTCCGAACAATCAATCGATTTTTCCCAACCAGAGATCATTGGCTTGCTACTCGACGATATGGGTCGTATCTACGCAAACGAGACCGACAACTTTGCAGCAGACAACCTACGCACAGGCGCAACAGTGACAAGCAATTTCACTGCCGCTTCAGCTGGTGATCCTGCAACTTGGGCAGCATGGGTAGCAGGAGCCGCAGCAACAATCCTTTCAGGATCAAACGGCAACCTTCCGACTCACATGTTCTTGTCGCCAGGAATCTGGCAGGATCTTCTTGGCTTGAGCGATACAGCAGATCGTCCGCTATTCCCACAGATCGGCCCTATGAACGCATTCGGCAATCTTGCACCGGGACAAGCCAACGGAAACGCATTCGGCTTGCAGGTCGTAGTGGATCGTAACTTTACGAACCCAACTTTGATTGTTGGCGATGCAACTGGATACGAGATCTTCGAGCAGCAAAAGGGCGCAATTTCAGTTGATGTACCTTCAACTTTGTCGCGGACAATAGCCTTCAGAGGGTATCTTGCAACACTGATGATTGACTCTTCCAAGTTCGTCAAAGCAAGCTTCGTCTGATCCGAAAGGTAAGCCAAAATTATGGCTGCCTACACGGTCACACATAAACAACTCACCGACAACTACGCAGTCTTACAGCTTCTTACAGAAGCCGAGATTGAAGTTGGCGCAAGCGTTGTCATCACTGGAGTTGATGCGACTTTCAACGGAACTTACATTGTCTACGCTCTGCCGCAATATGCGTTCATGGGCGTGGACGATGAAGGCGATCTTCTCTTTGATCCGCTTGTTACCATTCCGAATCAGGTGCTTTACGCAAAGACCGCCGATGATGTCGCGCGCGCTGCTTCTTCTGGAACTCTCACGATAACGCAAGTTGCTCAATGGGTCACCGCTGCAAATCTCGAGGACTGGATCGGAATCGGCACAGCAACCGCAGCCGACGCCGCATTCCTTACAGTGTGCGCCGCAGCTGCTTCACAATTCTGCTGGCGTCGCCGAATGGAAGCAGGCTATGTGGACTCGCTTACGACTGTGCCTTCGCAAGATGTCTTCTTAGGAACCCAGATGTACGGCGGCGCGCTGTATCGCCAACGCGGATCGGTAGATCAGTTTGCTTCGTTCCAGAATATGGGAGTAACTCCAGTGATGGGTCTGAACGGAATGATCCGCCAGCTCCTAGGGATTGATCGTCCGCAGGTCGCCTAATGCCTGTACCTAATTACACAGATCTATTTAACGAAGGCTTTGATGATCTAGTCGCAAAGCTTTCAACGGTCGTAGGGCTCCAAATAAATAACGATCCACGCAATATCACTCCGCCTTCCTGCTTCGTCAATATTGACTCCATAGACGGGTATAACTACAATGTCGCAAAACTTAACTTCACCTTGCAGATCATCACGCTAGGCCCGGGCAACTTAGACGCCCAGAAAAGCCTGCTCAATATCCTCGCCCAGATCTACGCGCTAAACATTGGGGTCGTATCTGGACGCCCAACCAACCTAGACATCGGCGGCTCAACGCTTCCTGCTTATGAGCTGTCGGTCTCAACTGTCGTGCAGACTGCCTAATCCACACTCTCGGCTTCATTATGTGTCAAACTAAAACCAACACTTCCAAGGAGTAACTCATCATGGCAACTTCCACAATCCTCTCAAACCCACAAGTCAAATTCGGATCGGTTGATCTCAGCGGGTGGTGTACCTCTGCCGTGCTAACTCGCACCGTTACGGCCCTAAATGACACAGTCTTCGGCAACACTTCCAACACTTTTACCGCAGGTCTTGAAGACAATGAATTGACCGTCACACTTTTTCTTTCATACGAAGCCTCGGCCACTTATGCGACACTTTCGCCATTGGTCGGCACCAAATTCGTTGTCACGGTAAAACCAACAACGGCAGCGGACTCGGCTACGAATCCTGCCTTTATTTTGACAAATACTTATCTCGAGTCTTTACCTGTAATTTCTGCGTCGCTTGGAGAGCTCCAGTCCGTTGATATAACAACCATGGGCGGTGTCTACAGTGTGGATGTCACAGCATAATTAACGGCCTTCCTTGGCCCGACGAAAGGAAACAAAGTGAAGATTAAACTCACGCTTACACGCGGAGACAAAAAAGAAACACTCATCACGAACCTCTTTGCGATCGCCGAGTGGGAACGCCTAGAGAATCGTCGAGTCTCTGACGGTCGCGGTATCGGTGCATCGGACATGGCTTGCTGGGCGTATATCATGCTTGGCGTCAAAGGCGAGACGCTTCCTGCTACTTGGCGGGAATGGCTTAAAGCAAACCCAGATGTCGAGATCGGCGTAGAGGACGCAACTGATGTAAACCCTACGGACGCGGCTACAGGCGACAACTCGCCGAACTTGTAGTCGCGACAGGGTGGGCTCCCACTTTCTACGCTGACACCTTCGACACGCGAGACCTAACTACCATTGTCGCAGTGCTAGAAAAACAAAACAAAAAGAGGTGACATGGCTGACGGCATTGAAACTCGATTAGAGATCTACGGGCTTAAGGAAGCATTAAAAGAGCTAAACAAAATTGACAAGTCCTTACGGCGCGAGATCACTAAAGATTACAAAAGGATTACAGCTGGTCTGGTTTCTGACATTGAATCCGCTATACCCCTAAATTATCCTCTGTCGGGCTGGGAAAGATCTTGGTCTTTGCGTGGGTCTTATCAGGTTTTCCCTTGGCCCACCGAGCACAAAGTCAAGGCATACATCAACACCAAGCCGCCAAAAGAGTTTCGACAAAACACGGTGAACCTGACGACTTTTGCAATTAAATGGATCGGCGCGGCAGCTTCCTTCTTTGACTTCTCGACAAGTAACCGCATGGGCGCTGCACTAACAGCCAAGTACGGAGATTCATCAAGAGTAGTATGGCGTCAATATGAAGCTCACAAAGAAGATCTCAATGATGCTATGGAGACGCTAGTGGATCGCGTCGGCAAAGCTGTCGGACAGAACTTGAAAGCGCAATAAGTCATGGCTGTAATTCTTCCAATCATCACCGAGTTCAATGCCAAGGGCACGCAGAAGGCGATTAAAGAGTTCCAGAAACTCGAGGGCGCTTCTGCAAAAGCACAGTACGCAATTAAGAAGTCGGCAGTCCCAGCAGCCGCAGCGGTCGCAGGATTAGGGCTTGCTCTTGTAGGCGCTACTAAGGCGGCAATGGAAGACCAAGCCGAACAGGTACAACTTGCGCTCGCGCTACAGAATGTCACTGGCGCGACCGACGCACAGATCGCATCGCAAGAAGACATGATTACAAAAATGAGTCTCGCGTCAGGCGTAGCGGACTCTGAACTTCGCCCGGCACTGGCGTCACTCGTGCGCGGAACTAAAGACATCGAGGAAGCAAACAAAGCTTTAGCACTTGCTCAAGACATTGCAGCAGGATCAGGCAAGGATCTAGGCACAGTATCCGACGCGCTTGCCAAGGCTTACGGCGGAAACATGAAAGGACTTGCCGCATTAAGTCCAGAGATTAAAGCAATGATTAAAGACGGTGCATCTTTGGAAGATGTAATGAATGTGCTTGGCGGATCGTTTGGTGGTGCTTCTGCCGCCGCTGCCGCCACTGCCGAAGGTGGAATGAAGCGTCTTGGAATAGCTTTGGCAGAGACCAAAGAGTCAATCGGTGCAGCACTGATCCCAGTAGTCGAAGCGCTTCTTCCGTACCTAATCGCTTTTGGTGCGTGGGCACAAGAGAACACCAAAGTCTTCCTTATTGTTGCAGGCGCGATCGGTGGCATTGCAGTAACGATCTTGGCTCTTAATGCCGCTATGAAAGTTTATGCAGCCGCACAGATGATCGTGAACGGCGTTGTCGCAGTGTTTAACGCGCTACTACTGGCAAACCCTGTCACACTTGTCATCTTGGCAATCGTGGCGTTTATAGCGATCCTGACCGCGCTCTACTTCAAGTTTGAGACCGTCCGCAAAATCGTAGACACCGTCTTTGATGCGATGCTTGCAGGCGGTAAAGCAGTCTTTGACGGACTCACTACCTACTTCAGCGCAATCTTCAACATCTACAAATCACTCTTTAACGGCATCGCGAAACTTTGGAACAACACTGTAGGAAAACTGTCTTTCGGCATCCCTAACTGGGTGCCCGGTATTGGTGGCAAAGGCTTCTCCGTTCCGAATATCCCTATGCTCGCGGACGGTGGAATCGTGACAGGGCCAACGCTTGCAATGATCGGCGAGCGTGGCCCTGAAGCGGTCATCCCACTATCTGGACGCAATTCTGGAATGGGTAACTACACGATCAACATCACAGGCGGTCTTGGCTCAAGCGCGGAAATCGGCACAGCTGTCGTGAACGCGATCAGAGCGTTTAATAGGCAGAATGGCCCTGCGAACATAGCGGTCGCCTAATGGCTGGCGTAGCGGTACTTGGGTCAGGTAACTACGACCTTGAGATTGACACAGGGTACGACTGGAACGCTTTTACACTTGACGACGATCTCAAAGGCGAACTAGACAATACCGAATATGTGCTTGACGGTACATCCCAATTCGCAAGCGTCTTAGACGGTGCAATCTCACTAACTGCAAAGCGTGGACGCGCCAACACTGGCGACCAATTCGCTTATGGCACGATGAACTTCACACTGAACGACACTTACGCCGACGGAGTCTTCAACCCATTCGACACAACTTCTCCGTACTTTGATCCGAACAATAATCAGCCTGGACTTGCACCGCTTCGCGAAGTCCGTTTCTCTCGATACAGCTCAACCAATGTCAAAGAACTTTTGTGGGTCGGCTACATCGTGAACTACGACTACACCTTTACGCTCGGCGGACTAGACACAGTGACCGTAAATTGCGCGGACTTCTCCTACCAATTAGGGCAGACCTTTCTTGCTGAATGGAATGTCACAGAACAGCTCTCGAGCGAGCGTTTTGATGACCTGCTAGATCTGCCAGAAGTCGCCTACACAGGCACACGGAGCATTGAGACAGGTGTGGCGACCCTTGGCGGATCAGCCGCCTACACAGTCGCCAACGGTACATCGGTCGCAGGGTACGCCAACAAAATCAATGAAGCCGAGCAGGGCAGGATCTTTGTAAATCGTGAAGGCACGATTGTCTTCCAATCGCGCATCGGACAGACACTTGGAGTCCCTGTTGCCGAGTTCCATGACGACGGCACCCAGATCGGCTACTCGGCTATAGACATCTCTTTTCAAGCCGACACAGTGATCAATCGCGCGTCTATTCAGCACGCTGGAGCAACATCGCCAGAAGTAGCAGAAGACCTAGCATCTCAAGCCTTGTATCTTGTGCAGACCCAGTCGATCACCGACTCACTCCTGCACAATGACGCCGCAGCTCTCACACTTGCCGAATATCTAATCAGTCCAGATCCCGAAGCACGCTTCAACTTCTTAGGCACAGAGTTCCCCGGCACAGCCGCACTTGACCAAGACACACTTGCGCTCCTCGATGTCGGCGACTTAATTAACATCCAAAAGTCAATTACCACTTCGGCAGGCCCAACCCAATTTGCACAAGACCTCACCATTGAAGGACTTGAGCACCGATTGACTTTGTCGGCTGGGCACGCAGTCACCTACTTCACCTCGCCGACCACGATCGTCTATGAGCTCATCTTGGATGACATTGTGTATGGCACACTTGACCAAGAAAATGTCTTAGGATAAACATATGCCAAACGAGCAAACAAGCGTCCCACTTTTTACCGCTGGCGAGGTATTGACCGCCGCCAATATGAATATCAGCGCGGGAACTGGCGTCCCGGTCTTTACTAACACGACTACGCGTGA